CAGTGTATCAGCGACCTTCCTTGAAGATCTCGTCACGATAATACTCGATGTTCCCATAAGGATCGATACCAAAGACTGGCTTCTCAGGAGTCTGACCGCTTTCTACGAGACCGTCGATGATACACTGTAGACCACCGCCCATACGGACACCAATCTCGACTGCTGCACCTTCTACACCCTTTGATCGAATGGCTGCGTCAGTGAGTACTTCATAGTTTGCGCTATCTGTGCCGAATTGTGCTTGGATCTGATGGATCGATACTGGTTGTTGTGACATTATGTAACCTTACCTCTGTTTCTGATATATTTAGCAATCATATGCATAATAGCTTGGTGGACGTCTTCTGCTGCCTCGTATTCTTGGATATCGACATGTAGAGAGATATCTGCGAGTTGAGCGCACTTATTATCTGGAGAAAAACCTGTCAAGGCAATAGTCTTTATTTTCAATGACTTAGCAGTCTCAATTGCCTTGACAACATTCGGAGAATTACCACTCGAAGAGATGGCTACGAGTACGTCGCCTTCTTGTCCGAGTGCATCGAGCTGGAACGAGTAAACATCGTCGTAAGAGATGTCATTCGCCACGGCTGTCATGAGTGGAATATTTGCTGCCAAAGAAATAACTCTTGGTCGCAGCCCACCTTTCTTACAACCTTTGGTATAGTCGCATGCCCAATGCTGAGCGATGGAAGCAGATGCACCATTACCAATTGTATAGATGTTATTCCGATGATTAGAAATGCTTGTCAGCCAAATGAGTTCTGCTGCTTTTTTAAATTCTTCATGATCGATACTTGCAAAGCCGATATTAATCAGGCCGAGGTGATCGAATATAATGTCAGTCTCGATAGACAACTCTTGCTCCTTCATGTGAGATGCCTACATCGAGGCATGTTCTGTCTGAGAATTCTTGGCGGATTGCACTCTTAGAATCTGTAAGCGCTAGCATGTATCCTCCGCCTCCTGCTCCAAGTAACTTAGCGCCAAAAGCACCAGAAGATTTGCAACGTTCGTACATAATATCTATATCACTGTTGGAGATCTCTTCACTCATCTGTTTCTTCAGAACCCATGCAGAATCAAGCAACTGACTGTACGTATTGATATTCACTTGCTGTGTTCCCTGCATATTTGCCATATCAGCCATTTGACGAATAATAAATGTCTTTGCTTCAAAGTTGATATTATCAAGGATCTTAGCTGCATGATGCTCTACGTTTGTAGGAATCAAGATCATGTAGTTCTCGATTGCATTCGAGTCGAGACGCTTCACATCTACTCGTCCATTGCCAAGCTCATTTGCATATTGAATGTAGTTCATGCCACCGAAAGCAGATGCAAACTGATCTTGCATGCCGATCTTCCAACCACATAGATCGATCTCGATGTGGCAAGCAGTCTTCGCAACAAGATAAGGATTTACGTATTCGAAACCAAGATAGGCTGATAAAGCCTTAATCAAAGCACAAGTAAAAGCAGACGATCCACCAAGACCGTTGCCGATCGTAGGGATGTCTGCGAATGATGTGATCTCGATGTTGGATTTGATACCGAAGAATTTCAAAGCGTTCTTGACAATATCGTTCTGAAGATCCTCAACGTTCTCTACACACTCTTGTTTCGAATAAGAAACTTTGACATGGTCGTGAGGAGTGTGCATGACTGCTACATAGACATACTTGTCGATGGCAGTTGAGATGGTTGCTCCACCCCATTGTGCAAAGTGGGCGGGGATATCACTACCCCCGCCGAAAAAACTAACTCTGAGTGGTGCTTTGGCCAATATCACGGTGTTGTTCCTTTAACGAAGCGATGAGTCCCTTCCACTTGGGAATCACTGAATCCCAACCGAAGCGAGTGTCTGCGTAGGCTTTGACGAATGACATCATGTTAGTAATGTCGTTGTTCTGCACGTTCTCGATGGCATACATCAGAGTGTGAGCAAAGATGTTAGCATGCAGATTTGGATTCTCATGATCACCGTCATACTGGACAGTTAGCCCACCCGACGTGTCAGCCAAAGCAGAGAAGTTAGGATGAACCGCCAAACAACCAGCTGACATAGCTTCAATAAGAGACCTGCACGAAGTTTCCGGCCAGATACAAGGATACGCAAAGATGTGGGCTTTTTGATATGCGGCACGTACTGTCTCCTGATCTGCCCAACCATGATAGTTGATTTGTGGGTGCTCCTTCATCCGATCGAAGAGAGGCTTGTACGCTTCGTCGCGGCCCTCCCAACCTGGACCATAGATGCCAAACGAAGAGAAGACATCTAATTCGATGTTAGGATACTTCTCGGCGAGAGCGCAAAAGACAGGAACCAGAATCTCCAGTCCACGATGAGGTGTGGACGTATAAATGAGACGTATCTTATCCTTTGGTTTCTCAACGAGTGGAATAGGCTCGATGCCTGTTTCGATAACTGTTGAATGATTGCTATATGGAACTCCAAGATAATCACGATACTGTTGATACTGCCAGTTAGAACTGAAGACCAACTTTTGAAAGCGAGCTCGAGAAGCTGGATCTTGAAGGTGTGAAGCTTCCGGATCGCCAGCGAGATCATGTAAATGATAGATCTTAATTCGGTCAGGATCGAGGTCGCGGACGCGAGCAGTGATAATTTGGACACCATCGAGTTCATCACTTGAAAGTCGGTGGAAGAGATTTCGAGTGGTAAGTTCTGTTCCACCATTCGATTCCTTGTTCAGTTCGTTCAGTTCAATCTTATCTTGGTTATTCATTATTATTCCTTAGTAGCGTTCAGCAATTCCATATCTTCATCGTAAAAGAAGAACCCGTCGCCAATTGCCTTATCATCGATCCATACGTCGTATGATGGCTTTCCGAGACGGACTTCGTGGAACTTGCATCCCCAATCTTTTAGTTGTTTTGTAGTAAGTTCGGTCCAGTCGATTCCCGATCCTGAACCACGGGCTGTCCAATAGATGATGGTATTACCCTGATCGTATAGTTTATTTATCTTCTCGATACGATGCTTAAATGGAGTTGCCAATCCATAGCGATGTTGACCATCTGTATATGGCGTTTTACAGATGGTCTGATCAATGTCTACCATGTAAATCATGCGTCGAGTGACAGTACACTAAAGCCGAGGACCGAGTCGTAACGGAACGAACGCCATCCTTTATTTTCAAGATCCCATACAGCAAGCACTTCAGGATTTGGAGTCTTCTTCTGTACGGCTTCTTCAAGATCAGTCTGTGCCGGCAATTCGCTCGGCAACAGAGTGCATAGAAGATTTCGCTGTGTTCCGTCCTTCTTCATGAAGGATACATTTGCGATTCCAGTTTGGAGAACGCCCTTTAAATATTCATTCTGCCAAGAACGATCGTTCTGGTCTGTCGTACCATTCAACGAGTTTGTCATAACCACCTACCTTTTCTGTGTCAATTATAATGAAAGGAACTGTTCTTACGTCAGGAAAGTTTTCCATAAACTCTTCGCGCGTAATATCTTTTCCTATCTTCTTCTCTATATACTGTTCTCCTTTATTTGTAAACAAGTTTTTCGCTTGTACACAAAAAGGGCAGTTGTCTTTCGTATAGATTAGAATATTCTTATTCATCGCTTGTCGCCTTACTGTAAATGCCTGTTGATCGATTTTTTGGATTACCCCAAACACCGTTCGCCCGCACTTTAATAAAGCGCATGTTAGACTGCGGACCAGGAACAGTAATCCATGGATTCTGGCCTTTGCGCCAAGCTTTCAGCTTATTGTAGGCCTTTTCGCCTTCGCTACGATCTTGACGAACTTCTTTCACGCCAGCCACGATCGAACGACGTTGGCCTTTCGATACGACTGTCTTACGTGTTCTCTTCTTACCCATTATTTAATCCTCACTTCTTGTTTTTACTTCAATTACTTGCTAATAATAGTATAATTATAATTCCTAAAACAATCCAACCTGTGACGCCTAAAGGTTTAGACTTTTTCATTCGGATTGTTTTTGTTTTTTTAAACTTGGTTGTCTTGGGCTTAGGAGCTGATAGACTCTTTCTTGAAACCCAGCCGTCTGCGGTTCTCTGAGTAAGATAAGTCTTTCTTTCGCCAGTATTTAAATTTGTAGTCGTAGTAACTTCTGAGACATTTTAGAAGAACGACTAGAACCTTTAGACGACTGCGTGTATGTGGTACGCTTAGGACCATTAGTTCTAGTTGTTCTCTTATACATTATATAACATTTTTCTCAATTAATGTCAACCCGTTTTCTCGGTCTATATACTTATACTCTACTTTTGTAGGATCCCATTCGGTGATGGCATCGAACACATCTTGAATATTTAATGTGCTGCACGTGTAAACATCTAGCTGAGCCATTGCAGGCTCGCATTCGTCCCATACATGTAGAGCAATATGACTGGTCTCGATGATAGTCACGGCAGTCAATCCGCGATTACCGACCATATCAGAATACACCGTGTATGGTCCCATTAAAATTTTCATATCAATCTGATTAACCAGTTTCTTCATCCACTCATCGATCGCCGATGTGCATTGCGGAGGATTGTTCAGCTCTGCTCTTACAATCAAATGCTTGTGTTCTAGTACCTTACCCACCTCATAAATTCTCCTGTTCGGGGTTGAAAAGTAAAGCCTTCACGTGGCTTGTTTGAATTTTACAAGATACCCAACTATTGTAATATTTAGGATCTAAAATGGCATCTGTATCGAATATATATTTTGTTTCAAAGTAATTACATTCTCCGCGACCCTTGCAGAGTCTTAAGATCGTTCTACGAAAGTTATCTTTTCCGTAGAGATCAATGTCTTCTTTGAGGGAAGTAGAAGATCCGTAGTAGTCTCGCCAATCGGACTCTACGCGAAGCTTCTTTCGTTTACCTTTGACAGTTTTGTATCCGGCTTTTGTTAGATACTTACGACCTATATATTTCTTGCCGTTTACCAAATTTTCAATCAAATATATGAAGCCGTAATAATCTTCAACATCAGTAAATTCTTTATCTTCGTATAACCAACTCATAGATCACGTTCCATTTGGAGAATGATCTATTTATTCGTCATATTCTTCTTCGAATGGATCTTCAAGATCAAGCTCTGCAGAACAGTATGGACAGTATTCTGGAAGAGCGGTGTTTTCTGTGATTATTTTAAATTCCTCGTCGCATGACGGGCAGGTTATCCAATCCATCTTAGTTCCTCTTATTTTTTAAAGATGTCTTCTAAATCAACACCAACATATTCTGCTAGCTTCTTAATGAAATCTACTTTGTCATCCATGTGGCAATCAGGTTGACCGGTTTCTTCGTCGAACTTCTTTGCAGCTTTTAGCAGTTGCTTAAGTTCCTCAACCTCTTTCTTCAGTGCTTCGAATTCTTCTTTCGAAACTCCAGAAGTATCAATAACCAAAGGATATCCTGGTATGCCTGGTTGTGACGGATATGGAACACTTGTTGGTTGTGCTGGCCAAGGGTTTGGATGAACAATTCCTCGCCAACGAGGAGGAAAGTTATCCCGATAACCATCACCGATATTAGATACTGTACACATTATAAAGTAAATCCTTTGAAAGTATTTTCGTCGACGTCTTTTTTGACACCACCAATCACATAGCTAGTAATTTCTGTTTCTTGCGGGGCAACTTGTACGTCAGAACCTGAAATCCACTTCTGTGTCCATGGCAAAGGATTCGCTCCTGGCTTTCCGTTCAGACCGATTGCGCCCATACGTTTCGCGGCAATATGGTCTACGTAGTTACAAAGAAGTTCTTCGTTCAGACCAATCATCGAACCGTTCTGGAAAAGGTAATGTGCCCAACTTTTTTCTTGCTCGACCACTCGATGAAACATGCTGATGCACTCATCTCGTGTCTCTTCTTGTATGCGAGCAAAGTCTGGATCCTCTTTCGGTAGAATTTTGAGGAGCTGTTGTGTCGAGGCAAGATGAACGTTCTCGTCCCGCGCGATGAGCTTGATGATCTTGGCGTTACCCTCCATCTTCTTAACTTCCGCAAAAGCCCAACTACATGCAAACGAGACATAGAACCTTACTCCTTCTAAAGCATTCACAGCATTTAGACAGAGCCATAGTGCTTTCTTGTGATCATAATTATATCGCATAACACTATTGAATGCAATTAAGTTATCATAGTACTTACTGATATCAGCAGCGCAGTCAGCTATTTCTTGGATGTCGAGCATCTCGTCAAATACCCTTGACGGATCTGAATAAACGTTTCGAATGATATGAGTGTAGGATCGACTATGAATCGTTTCGGAAAATGTCCATGTTTGGATCCAGGTTTCGAGTTCGGGGAGCGAACAAATCGGTAGAAATGCCAAGCTAGGCGCACGTCCCTGTACAGAGTCAAGAAGAATCTGACGCTTGAGATTGCTTGTAAAGATGTGCTTTTCATGGTCGCTTAACCCTTTAAAGTCTTTGCCGTCTCTTGACAGATCTACTTCTTCTGGCCGCCAAAAAAATCCGAGTTGCTTATCTGTCAGCTTCTCGAAGATATTGTAACGTTGCTTATCGTAACGGGCAATATTGACTTGCTTTCCAAAGAAACAAGTCTGTTCTGTAGCATCAAACATTTCGTTTGAAAAAACTGTCATTCAACTCTCCAGGTGCTGGTGTTTAGTTTAATATCTTTCGGCCAATCGCCTTCGGTATATGATTTATCATGGAATCGAAGTTCGTTTGTCGGCATGATAGTCAGTCTGCCATTGTCTAATTGAATAAACATAAATTCCTTCGACTGAGAAGGATCTTGTGAATATCCATCGTGCATTGGAATCACTGTAAAAAGATAACGGCCAAAAAGGCCGCTCTTTCGAATCTCTGCTTGTTGACTGTGTAGATAATTATATATCAATACTGAAAACTGATCGCCGTAACAATCCCACAACTGTGTATCTTCAAGATGCCAAGTTGATGTATTCGGTCGAAATGCCAGTGCATGAGGTGGAACTCCACGATAAACTGCTCCACATTCGAGCATCACGTGACATCCCCAAGAATGACCAGCTTTGGCATGAAGTGCAAACCATACACATGGTTCGAACGTGTATGGTTTGGCATCTTTACGAATGAACGAAGAATCTACCCAACAATAGATATGATGCGGAAGATTTCCTGATCCCGTATATAGCACTACCAGTCCTTCGCTTCGAGCCACTCAATTTGGTTTTGAGGAACCGTTCGTGTTTCAATTTCACCTGTTTTGGTGTCTTCAATCGTAAGCTTCACTGCAGTTGTGTTTGGGCTTGTTTCATGTTTATGAACAAACCAAATTTTACCTGCATCGGCCCACATGTCATTGTCTAGTTTAATATATTGCATTATCTACCTTGTCCACGATACGCTTTAAAGTTTTTCTTCTTATGCTTATTCATCGACGACAACTTAGGACGTCTTGTATCTTGTGATGTGCCTGTTACGATCTTTACGTGTTGTACAGCTCCAGCTGCTGGCGCTTTTCTTGCCATTTAAAACTCCTGTTAGATTTTACAAGAGTCACAGTCCTCATCATCTAGTTGCCCTTGTGCTAGCGGTTTAGATTCTTCAATTTCACCAGCACCGTCGAAGGTGTTGAAATAGTAGAGCGTCTTACCGCCGTACTTGTAGTGCATCAAAATATGTTTAATCATCTCTGACATCGGAATCTTCTCATCCTCATAGTGACGAGGATTATAAGAAGTGTTTACCGAGATTGCCTGATCGATAAACTTCTGTAGGACTGCCATAATCTTCAGATAACCTTCTGGAGACTTTTGATCCCATAGTAATTCGTATTTATTCTTCAGTCGTCTTAACTCTGGAACAACTTGCTTCAGTACACCATCTTTCGATTGCTTGATCGAGATGAGTGCACGAGGTGGTTCGATACCATTGGTCGAGTTACTGATCTGAGCAGAAGTCTCGGCTGGCATCAGAGCCATGAGAGTCGAGTTACGAATGCCAGATGACAATGCTCGGCTTGACAATACACTCCATGGCATCTTATAGTTAGGAGCGACCAATTCGTCTACATCTTTTTTGTATGTATCGATTGGCATAGTACCATATGCATACTTTGTCTGATAATCAAGAGGGCAAGAACCTACTTCTTCAGCCAAGTCGACCGAGGCTTTAATAAGGTAATAACTCCATGCTTCAGCATACTCATGAACAAGCTCAAGGTTAGGATCAGAGTAATTAGTGTCATTACGAGCCAACCAATAAGCAAAGTTAATGATACCAATACCAAGAGGCCTACGATTCCGAGTACCAATAGCAGCGGCTCGAACAGGATAGTCCTGATAATCAAGTAGGGCATCCAAAGCGCGTACTGCAATGGTGCATGGCTTTTCGAAATCAGCTGGCTTTCTAATCTTTCCCCAATTGATCGCTGCAAGCGTGCATAGGCTAATCTCGCCTGTTTCATCATGAATATCCTTTAGTGGTGTTGTTGGCAATGTAATCTCACAGCACAGGTTGCTCATCTTGATCGGAGTATCTTTGGTGAATGAACCATGCTCGTTGGCATGGTCTACGTTCATCAGATAGATTCGTCCGGTGTCTTTTCGTTCGGTAACGAAGGCTGAGAAGAGATCAATCGCAGGGATGGTTTTCTTTCTAACCTTACTACGTTCGTACTTTTCGTAGAGTTCTCTAAAGTCTTCAGCGCTTTTGTAAAAGGCTTCATAGAGATCCGGGACATCACTAGGTGAGAAGAGGGTGATATTACCTCCAGATAAAAGTCTTTCATACATTACCTTATTAAATTGCACACCATAATCAAGATGACGGATACGGTTATCTTCAGTGCCCTTATTATTCTTTAGGACAAGAATATCCTCCACTTCGTAATGCCAAAGGGGGTAATAGAGAGTCGCTGCTCCACCACGGACACCACCTTGGCTACAAGATTTAACAGCTGACTGGAAATGCTTATAAAAAGGAATAACACCAGTGTGAGAAGCATCGCCATTGCGTATAGGAGATCCAACAGCCCTAATACGACCGCCGCCAATACCAATACCAGCTTTCTGAGAAACATACTTAACAATTGCGGAGGCTGTTGCATTTATGGAATCCAGCGAGTCGTCAGTTTCGATAAGTACGCACGAACTAAACTGACGTTGAGGTGAGCGCACTCCTGCCATAATAGGAGTAGGAAGACTAATGTCAAATGTACTGATAGCATCGTAAAGGTCCTTTACCCATTTCATTCTATTTGTGGTGTAATTTTGAAAGAGTGTCATGGCAATCAACATGAATGCCATCTGTGGCGTTTCGTAGAACTTATTCGTCACACGATTACGAATGAGATACTTTCCACGGAATTGTTCCATGGCAGCATAGGTCAGTAGGTTATCACGGTCGTGGTCGATGTATTTTTCAAGTTCATCGAACTCTTCTACAGAATATACATCGCCCATTTCCTTATCATAATAACCTTCATCGCGTACACGAATATAGTGCTTTAAGAGCGGTTCAGGATTGTACGTGCCGTAGACTTGTTTACGAAGATTATAGTTGATTAGACGACCAGCAACATACTGATAGTTAGGTTGTTCTTCTGTAATGAGTTCAGCAGCTGCCTTGATCAGAGTCTCTTGAATATCAGAAGACTTGATCTTATCATAAAATTGAATATGAGTTTTGATTTCAAGATCTGAAACAGAAACGCCGCTTAAACCTTCACACGCATGCAGCGCTACTTTATGGAACTTATTAATATCGAGTGGTTCTCGCGTTCCATCACGTTTCGTTACTTGAATCATCTGTTCTCTTTCTTAATCCAATTTTGCCGTCGTCATAAACGGTCCATACTAGTTCAGTATCTATATCCCAACCCATGGCTTCCATAAGTTCATCTGATAATTCTATGTACAATTCGCCGTCTTCAGTTTCTTTCACTACGGTGCTATGACTCATGGTAACATCTCTATTCGATAAGGCGCTTCGTCTTTCCACCATGGATCTTCTGTAAGATCTTGTACAACTTCGAGGGCTTCTTCTTCAGACTCAACGTCTGCAACGACGATATCATTTTTATTGTATACTAGCCAATTAATCATGGTAGTTTCCTTTCAAACTCTGCTTGCGCAGCCATATCGTCAAGAGCCTTCTTCACATCAGGGAAATGGTGCGCAATAATATCCCAGCACTGTTCGGCAATGATACGATGTTCTTTCTGAGTTGCCTTATCCATACGCAACTGGCAATAGTGAACCCATGAACGAAGCGTGCCAGTCACGATCATGACCGATTCTGTATTGCCTTCAGGAAGAACGGCACGAGCTTGTTCTTTGGCGATACCATTTTCAATTGCCCAGTTATAGGCATACAACGACTCGCTGATTACTCGGGCTTGTCGTATATTCCAATTTTCTTGTAGTAATTTGTTATCGCCAACTTCGATTGAGTTCTGCCTGTTCTTGGCATCTTGAAGTCTGGCTTCTCGATTAACAAAGCCAAGATCTTTCGTTGGATCGGCGTAACGCTGAGAGTACTCTTGGAACATGAAAGAACGATGTCTAAGAATTTGTCGAGCGATATCTCTTGTCGTTCTGATTTCCATTGAGACATGGACCATCTCCAAAGGTGACCAATGTTGGTTCTTAATAAGATATTGAACCAGTTTCGGTGCTGTTGCAGTATTGTTTTGATTCGATGGATTCGATACTCGAGCAGCCCATGCAATCAGTTCGTTTGCAGTTGTGCATTCTGTGTATGCACTCGGCTTGGTGAGGCCGACCAGATTTACTTCACTCATTTTTTACCCTTTATATGTGCTTCACAATACCGTTGACCATTCGTGGCTTTATCACCAAGAAGAGTAACAATCCAAATATCGCCACTCGCCGTTTTCATTTCATATTCATCTATCTTTGTAATCGGTTCACGCATTATTAATCCTTATGATTACACATTTCATCGCTTACTGTTGTCTTAAATACGTTTGGAAATAAACCATGAATAAACAGTATTGCTCCCCAGCGCCATGATCTCAACATGTGCTTAAAATAACTTATGTTATTATCACTCAGATGAGACATCGAACGTTTTCACCTTTTGGAACCGTGGAACATTAGCGTAGCCGTTGGCCTTGAGTTCATTCACACGAGCAAGGGCATCATAGTACTCTACATACTGCCCGTCATTGTACCACCAGAAATGGTCCCATGGCGCCCAAAGACGAACATAACGTTGATACTCGACAAGCCACTGCTTGCCAACTCGGAAGATCCGAAGTTTCTTTATCGGGATCTGCTCGTACTCGACCCCAAACTCGTTGTCTACTAACTCAGTCATATCCGTTTCCTATTAGATTGAAGATGTTAGGATCAAAGTACAATGCACCTTGAGCTCCGTCACCGCATTCTCTTGAAATAACCTTCACGTAGTCATCAAAGAAATCCATGCCACGCAATGAAATAATCAGAGTTACTGCGGTTTGCACCATGTTGGCATTATATACTACCCACGTAAGCTTCTCTTCAGGTAGAGCTAGCACCGCTTCAACGGTCTTTTCTCCATATCGCAAAGTGTAGTTTTGCAGTTGGTCCTGAGTAATTGCATTCATCTAAAACATCCTTAATATATTCTGGCGTGTAGCCAGCTAAAATCATATCGTTGACATCTTTATGCTCGATGTCTGAAGGCCATATGACTACACGATATCCAGCATCAATCGCCTTCTGCATTCTCTTGATAGTATCCGAATGCCTCGGCTCATTATCAAATACTACCACAATTTTCTCTTTAAGTAAACCGGTTTGTTCGACTTGTGCAGCAAGATCTCCACCTGCCGCTGCCATGGCATTTGGCAAGAACATCGAATCGATCGGTCCCTCTAGTAAATATATATCTTTGTCCTCATCGATAGTATCCATACCGAATACTTTTGGTTTCGAATCGTCCAGCATGATGGTGATATATCGAACACCATCTTTCTTGAATGATCTGCCTTGAAAACCAAAGAGATTCTTTTCCTTATCAAGAAATGGTATGATCAGACGTGGTTCGTCCTTCTCTCCGATCTTGATCTTGTCAGGAATCATAGTATTGACCCACGCGCCAAATTTTGGAGCATAGAATAACTTATAATGCAAATGCGGAGGGATTTGCCGACTATCCACGTACTTCTTGACAGGATGGTTCGGATCGAGCTGACTTACCTTCTTTATCTTTGACAGAGCTGTGGTCTTGACAAAGACTGGAGGTTTCATTTTCTCGGCAAAAGTCTCGACATCTTTTTGATTACCAGATTCTTTCATCTGTTCCTTGATGTATTCGAGATAAAGAGTCGGATCGATCTCTTTCATAAAATATCTGAACTGCATGCTCGCGCTACAGTTGTGACAATAAAAGCGGACCTTGCCGCCCTTCTCGATCAAATGCCCACGAGTTTTACGACGATCTTTCTTTGAGTCGCCGCAGATAGGGCAACGGAACCGATAGACCGTGTTGTTGACCCGCTGAAATCTCTCGAGGCGACCTGAGAGAAGGCTGATGTATTTGTGTTCAATCCAAAGCATTATAACTCCAATCTGTTAACTTCATTATACACAGATTGTGATTATTGTACATGTTTATTTTAGAATAAAGAGCCTTGAAGATTAAAATTAATCGCTAATCTTCTTTCGACATCTAATGGAAGATTAGTACTGTGCCGATTATCAATATGATCTCCGCCTTCAAAGAACAGTAATCGATTCTCGATATGCTCGACTTCTGATCCATCTTCAAATAATGTTGGAGCAGTATTACAAGTATTGATATAAAACAGAGCTACGTAATGCTTATACGGACAATCGTTGTGCCAACCATGGGCACGCTTACGACCCTGATTCATCATGCTATTGACATTCACACTGATGACATGTTCTGTAAGGAAATTAAGTTTTTCTTCAAAGAAATAGAACATCGGCCTGATCGTTTGCCAGTACCCGAATGCATCTTCGATGTGTTCATTTTCTGTATAGATTCTCTTCATGAAGTACCAGTCTTTTTCAGTCTGGTCGTGATATCCTTCAGGAAGTATCGATGAGAAGTTCCAGCGAAATGCTGGATGTTCGATCATCTGTTTTATTTCATTAAAATAACCTCTTGGTAAGAAGTCATCAATCACACGTCTCATAATTTATCCAATTCCGAATATTGTACTCCATGGCACCAACGTAATAATACCACCTACGATAGCAGCACCGCCGATGACTGTCCACATCCATTTTTCCATGGCAGTGATTCGATCGCTCAACGTATTATGCTGTACTGTCGACTCAGCACGCATCTCTTTAATTTCTTTCATGAGTTCGTCGTACTGATCGTCGATGCTTTCTTTGAGCTCGCGCTCGCCTGAAGAAATTCTTTCGTGCAATAGCTGGACCTTGTCGTCTGTTTCCACTCTGCGTGCTTCCACTAAATCTGATAGTTGTTTACTTATGATTTCCTGGGAAGTCAACTTGGTTTCGTGCACAGCAAGAAGATTCGATACGCTACTTGAAATGTCAGTCAGCTTATCAATGGTTGTATCCAAACGGCCAACAAGCGTATTGACGACTGCCATATCTCTACTTAGATACGACACATCTTCAGCTAACTTGTTGACCGATGGTGTTGCCATTATTCTGTTGGTTCCGTACTAGCTTTGAGTGCAAGAGCTGCACCGCCGGCGGCAAGTACTGCACCTAATCCTACACCCCAAGTCGATGCATCAAATTCTGCACCACGATAGATGTCGTAGATCGATAGACCAAAGAAAAGCATTACGCCTTTGGCCCATAGAATTCTACCAAGATCAAGTGTCTTATTATCTTTTCCAGTGAATGTTTGGAAAATCAGATCTTTTATTTTTTTAAACATTTCTTCGACTCCGTTAGGTTAACGAAATCATAATTTAGAAAGGACCGAAATCCTCGTCGCTATCTTTGTATTTATCGATAGCTGCCATCATCTTAATTTCATTTTCGGTTTCAATTGTTTCAGCTTGTGCGTTGATGACATGTGCTTCTGCGAGTTGCTTATGATCTGTCTTACCGAGTTCTTGTGTCTTAACATTCGGATCAAATTCTGCGGTCTTCATTCCCATCATCGTAGCGAATGCACCGACAAAGGCACCAATAATCATAGAGAATGCAGGACCGATGATCTTAAAGATCTCGTTATTATCGATCACGTGATTTGGCAAAAAGAGGCCAATCAGAAAGATACCGACAACTGCTAACATAATAGATGATAAGACGAGTGTTACCATCTTCATGATAGTTAGTTGGATCTTACCTTTTTCTAGCTCGAGTTGCTCGAAACTAGTAATCGGCGGTGATGAGAAAAACGACATTAGACTCATTTCTTTTTTCTAACTTTCTTAATTTTCTCTGCGGCTTCAACAACTGCATTGATAGTTTCATTTGCTTCTTTGGCTTTCTTATCAGCCAAAGCACGAGCAAGTTCAAGATCTTCGGCCGATACTTTACCGTCTTTGTTTAGATCAAGAAAACCAAACCACTTTTTAATTTTTTCCCACATAAGAATCTCCGTTATTTTCTATTTGATGTTGATGCGAGTTTTCTTGCAACGCTTGCAGGAAGCCCGTCTTTTGAAAGATTAAGAAGTCCCAGCGCGGCGATCAAAAGTAGGAGACCGCGCGTATCATCTTTATTGCCGCTGCTCGCTCTATTGAGAGAGTTGGCAATAATGGTAATCAAACTGTCGTTCGAATCTTCTTCTGGTACTTCTTTAAACTTTTTCATTTCTTCTTCTCTTTTGCCATGGCATCAACAGCTTCTTTATTCTGAATTATCCACTGCTGGAGTTGTCTTAGCTGCTCGGCGTTGGCTTGGCATCTGGAGTAGTTGCCGATGATGGCGAGGAGGGCTGTAGTGTCTGTAATTCCTGAGGGGCTCGCATCAGAAGCTCTGGCGGAGTCGGCATCACCGGATGTGGCACTAAGGTCGTGCGTGTACACCCAGCCATTAGACATATCGTGCTGAGTAGGAACAGAGTCTTTAACGACGTCGCGATATACATATTCTTTCTCTCTAATTGTGTTAACTCGATCAACATATTCAGTAACTACCTCAGTAGAAATTGCAGAATTCTTCCTCTCCAATTCCGCGATTTGCTCACTCTTTTGTGCAGAGAAACGAGCCAATTCAGCTTCAGCATAAGCAGATCCTTTCATATAACCAAAGACGAAGATCCCTGCCATGAGTGCAGCACCTGCAAGCAACTTATATGGCAGTGGGATCATTCCTAACATATTATTTCTTCATAAATCTATTGAAAGACATCACGTTTTTCTTTTTCTTATTTACCGGCGGTTCACCTTGTAGACCCGCTACATTGCCAGCACCAACAGAATTCGCCGCAACTTCTTCTTTAGCAAGTTTTCTAAGTTTGTCTTTTGCTAAATGCTCGCCGTTGTGTCTTTTAACAATTTTATTAGATATTTTTTTGACTTCTACAGAATCTTCTTTTTTACGAGCTTTACCTACTTGTAATATTTTATTAAAAACATCTTTTTTGTTTTTATTTAGATACGAAATTACCGTATTTTTAGAAAGCTCATTGATCTGAACTTCTTCTGGTAAACCTTTTTTGCGGCGCGCCGCAGCAGTGAAGTGATCTGGTGTTCCAGTATCCGAATCCATTTTTAGATTGGCGCCAGCTTTCATCGCTTTCGCCTGATTCTTTTTAGTCATGTCTACGGCTTCGCTCATCTCGCCTTGCATATAATTCGAAGCAGTAGAGATGTAGTCTTCAGCTAATGTGATCTTCGACTGAACCCATTCAGGAAGATTTGTATCTACCTTCAGCATGTCATGCATACGCTGAGCGTTGGCAATGATAGACTTGAGTTGTGACATGGCCATATCGCCTTCGTAGTCATACTCTTGCTTTTCTTTGTTGGCCATTAAATCTTCCTTAGTTTTTGTACTATGACTTCGTCTGCAACAATATCGTTAGTAATAAGTGTTTTATTATCTATGCCTATATTCGGTATCTTCTCAGGAAGTCTTCCTAATAAAATAATGAACGGCTTCAACATATGATGATAGCCATCTAACTTAAAGAAGAGTAATCTGGTAGCTTCGTTACCGAACACATTGTACAGAACAACGAGATGATTGACGATTAATCTATCTTTTAAATCTCCGGACTCTTCATAGCGATTAAGTAATCTCTTAATATATTTGAATCGAGCTAAGTCTTCGTAAAATTCAAGATCCTCAAAACATTGTGGATTATCATAACACTTAGCAGCATATATCAAGAAATTCGAATCATCAAGTTTTTCAATCATTAGGCATTTCTTACTTTCACATCCCCTGCCGCAGTATAGTATAGTTGACCGAGTGCAACACCGCCTGTATTTGCGGCAGTGTTATTAGCAAAGGGACCTTGTACAATAGCTTTACGCAACGTAGATAATGTAGCAGACTTGGTCGTATTAGCGGAGATATCCTCTACAATAAAGATATCCCCGCTAGCGATCGACGTATTAGCCGTGCCAATCGAAGTCAGTTCAGTTATTTTCTTGGCACGATCACTCATATATTATCCTTATGCGTCTGGCAAGATTGCGTCGTCAGATGCGTCAGTCGAGAAGTTTCCACCCATTGCAACGAGTGTTTCAAACTGTACGCGACCAGCGCGACCACCAGTACCAACTGTACGAAGAACCCAACCAGTATGAGCAGCACCGTCGATGTAACCACGACCTGTTAGAACAGCAGTTGCTGTAGCTGTTTCACCGCGAAGAGTTGCACCGCCAGCAGTCGTGCCATTGCCGCTTGCCTTTGCAAAGTTGATGTTTGCTGTGTTAGGCTCGTCTGAAAGTTTGATGCCCGACGTATTAGCAAAGCTAACATAATACGGACGAGTATCAGTTAGAGTTGCTGGTGTTGACGTAGCATTACCGGCATAGGTAACTTTGTCACCAACTGCTAAGAACGAATTTGCTGTTGCAATAGCAATGAACGCGCCAATATCATTGTTTGGTGTAACAGCAGTATTACCATTGAAGATAATAAGAGCTGGTGCAGCGATTGTAACTGCCGGTGCAGCGGTGTAACCACGAATAATCGTGCCGTTTGCCGTGAGTGCAGTTACTTTACCTGCCGAAACTGTTGAGTTAGCGGCGAGTGTGTTTGCACCGCCTGTTGTATTTGCAACAGTTACAGCAGCATTTGCATTGTATCCAGAACCTGGATTCGTAATGATATACTGAGCAACTGCCGTATTACCAACGGCGATTGAAATTTCATTTACATCAAGACCGAATTGGCCGACTGCTTCGCCAGCAGTAAATGCGCCGACAGTAGTGTTACCGAACAGTGCAGTTTGGTTTACTGTGTTAGGTGTTTTATTCACTGCAGTTGTGGCCCATAGGACCGAGTTTGCAGCATCGTCTGTATTGCCCCATTGAGCCATCTTCGTTTCTCCTAAAGATTCTTTGTTTTATTTATCATTCTTCGGATGTAAGCATATCAATCATGTATGCAGACATTTTTTTATTAAACTTTTTTGGTTGACCGTT